GTTTAACTTCTATGTTGAAATATATGTTTTTTCAAAGCTACTCTGAAAAAATATTTTTTATAAAGGATTTTACCCCGTCAGCATACCTCAGCAATGTAGACTTCAGGATTATGAACACGCACTGCATATCCGTCCTCATTCTGAAGGTTCAGCCCAGGGCAATATGCCTGGGTATTAAGTATGGCGTTCGAATAGTCCATAACCACCGCCATATAGTTTAGATGCATAAAATGAGTCGCTTTAACCTTGCGGTTGACATACAGCACAGTCTGCATACCGCCACCAGTGTATTGGTCGTGCGTAGAATATACAGCCGATGCTATAATTAGTCTACCAATATCATTCGCACTTTCTGGGTTAGCAGCGGTTTTTATTTCTAGTGGTACAGTTATATTGAGTTGATATATTCCGTTATGTGGAAATTTCACAGTACCATTGGAAACAGAAATGCCATTACTTAAAATATTCCCACTAGGAACAGGTACATTCGACGACGTTGTAGCATTGCAGTCCGACATGCTACTACCAACCACACCCCAATCATTACTGCTAGTGGAGTATTGCTCGCGTGCTTTTGTTATAAAGTAGGCCTTGGTTCTTGCTTTTGCAAATGCACCCACGTTAATTTTGTACGGAGAGTTGCCTATCTGAACAGGCATCCATCCCGCAGTCGCCTGCTCATATGTCGCTAATTGTTGGTCACCAATGGGTGAACCTGGAATAATAATATTGCTCATAATAATTTCCTATCGGCTATCTAAGTCTTATCGTAGTTCCATCGGGCCAAAGCCATGCTCCGTCTTCTCTGTTAGGCAGAAGCCAGCTTTCTGGCTGACGCAATTCATTGTAGTCATCAAACATGCCCAAAGTCGGGTCTCCGAGGGTTCCACCAGTCCTTGCAGAATTGCTAGGAATGTCGGCACCTGGGTATGCGCTACGGGCAGGCCTGATATGCAGCTTGATATTCCAGAAGTTCACCTCTGGAACAGAACCTTCCTTCGGGTCACCGTTGGCATCCATCGGGGTCGAAATGCTTTCATACAAGTTCCTGAACTTGATTGTTCCATTCAACTTTCCTTCGTCATCGTACGGGAAACTTTCCAACAGGAACGGTACGCAGCCTGGGTTCATTTCCATTGCAGGCTGTTCGACATAGCGCTTGTACAGAGAATCTGTATAGTCGCTACCAGCACCGCAAGGCAACTGCCATAGAGGCTGTTCTTCACATGCATTGACATATTTGCTAATGCTGAACTTCTTGTTTTCAACGCCTTCGCTCATTGGAACTCTGTTTGCATAGGACTTCGGATTGCCATAGGCATAAGACTTTTCCGTATAGTCGATGGTCTTAGCACCGTATAGAGGTGTCAGGAAGCAGGTAGGATATTGACGGTAATCCTTGACAATCCACCTTCCGAGAGCCGACGAGAACATAACCTTGACATGCACCCTTGTGTACATTCCAGCGAACTCGTTTGAAATAAAGGTAGACGATACATTTTCCAACGGAGTCGTCAGTGACAGCGGAGCCGAATCTGGGTCAGTATCATTATCAGAAATCAAGTTGTACGTCATGTTGACATCTTCGGGGTCTTGCCCTTCCGTACTATTTACAGCAAGGTCGCAATATTTATGCTGAGCCGCCATTCGCTCACTTGCATTGTCATTGTACAAAGTGACTTCATGTGCGTTGAGAAGTTCGCTAAACGGTCCATTCGTATCAACAGTCCCAACATTGATTGCCCTATGTGCATCATAGAGATGCAACGGCATTCCGTTGGAATACATAGTCAGCAAAGACTTCATGTAGTCAACCACTTCTTTATTATCTGTTTCTGGTTTCAGGTTGACTGAAATAAGTTCAGCGCTAAGTGTCTTAGTATCATCATTATTGTATATAGCTACCTTATCAGGGATAGCGAGTAGGGCTCGCTTAACGTCATCGTCTGTACTTTGTGCCACGACACGCAATGCATTTCTACTAACGTCAGGGAATGCAACGCCGTCCGTGGACATTACGTGTGAACTCGGATAGAACGGTTCCATGTCACGGTTATCAAATTCGCTTTCCGCAGTGGTGAGCCACGAAATTGACCTAAGTCCTCTCTTTATTACAGGCAGTTCAAGGAATCCGTGAACAAATGCAGCATATTGGTTGCGAGTCTGCTCTGTAGGATTCGGCAAGAAAAGTTTGAACACGCTGTTTTCTGCAGTGTAGTTGAACGGGGCGTCATCTTCGGCGTCGTCCAAATAAGTATCAACTGTCCTCTGAGTGGTTCCAGCAGCGTCCTTTAACTCAGAATAGCGGGTATTACCTACGTCATAAGCGCCATAACCATCGGCTTCCACGAACGGGTCAACCGTACGGTCATAGAATATTCTGAAATTATCCGTGTGCGTGTACTCGTTCCAACCAGCATATGCAAGATTTCTTTCCAAATCTGCATCCACGCCCAAGCAGCAGTTCGGTAAATGGATTATCTTTGTTTCCCAGTCATTGAGTCGCTGTAAGTTGTTTGTGTCGTCATGGGTTTGCGGAAGCGGTGTATCACTGCCATCGCCCCACTTTGTATTTTTCTTGCTTGACAACTCCCTAGACGACACATAGCCAACACGAGCTACCTTGAAGTCGCCAATAAGGTCGTAGAAAGCCTTTCTTGCACGGCGGATAACATACATGTTATCCTTGTCCTCCTCATCAACATCAGCATCAAGCGATGACGGGAGAGTCACCCTAAGGAGCGAGCCAAGAACAGAATTTCCTACTGCGGTATTGTTATTCTGTTCGCAATAACGCAGTTCAGACATCGGATGGAATCCACGGTATATGCCGCTGAGGGAATCATATACTCGTTCGTTCATTTCGAACACAAGTCTGGTCAACGGTTTGGCCCCGCCACTAACATAGTCCACGTTGGCATTTGTCGTCAAGCCAAGGTGACGAATGCGGTTTCTTCCGTTAAGTCTCCACGGGAAAGTGTTTGTCGATGTCGGATAGATAGTGGCGATGATAGAATCATTGTCAATCAGCTCTGGTTCACTAGAAGTGTTGTTTGTGAACGCTCCACTATCTTCTGTATGTTCGGTCAATCCATCCTGCGCATCGACCGTCCTTACGTCAACCATGCAGGTTGCATCCTTGGAATACATCGTCCATCGTCTGGTGGCACGGTTATACGGGAAATCCTTTCCGCTAACAGTTATCTCAGAAACAATTCCATGTATTTCGTTATAGGCATCTGGAACTACTGCCGAAGAGAATGTAACCTTGATACCGTCTTCCGATGACTGGGTTGACACAATACGCTTTTCTTCTTTGTGAACTTCAATCACCTCGAAATCAAGCAGGTCACCAACGGAAACTCCAGATATCGAATCGATAATATCGATAATATATTGAGGTTTATCACCAGTCGCCCGTTCTACATTGCAGGTGTCACCATTGTATTCAACTGCATAGTCGGTTCCATCGTATGGCTTGAGCAATTCCCTTCCAAAATCAACGACCACATTATCTTCGGTGATGTCAGTAACCTTTCCAATAATAGGTGTCTTGACATCGTATTTCAACAGAATGCTATCACCGACCTGTGCAGGAATGCTTGACCTGTTATTGAACAGTACCGTATAATCGTCGTTATCAACAACTCGACCATCATTCAATATAGTATTCGTCAGACTTCCGACAAAATGGAAGGTTTTAGGACATTCATAGCGATTGTACAATCCGAACGCAATCGTCGATGCGTCAGTGTCGATTGGATGTTTTGGTAAAAGCGTAAACGAATTGTCTGTTGTCGTTATTCCACGGTTCGGCACGGCGTTGTTCGGAAGCGGAGTTTGCTTTCCCGACAAGATATACACTCTCGGCTGTGACACATAGTCTGTAAAGCTTTTAAGTGCATCCTTAACAGCCTCGTCAGTTTGGCCAACCGTATTTGGCTGACTTACAACAGGCAACGCAACATTAAGTTCCAACTCGGTTCCGTCAGCAAGGTCCAATGCAGTAGGCAAATGAATGAATGTTTTTCTCGGAGGGGAAGCCACCATGTTCGCCAAGTCCTGCTGAATGACAAACGTATGCCGCTCACCAGACGTTACATTGTTGAGCGTTATGTTATTGTTATCGCTCGTCAACGGAGTTTCTGACGGATAGTCCGCATATTCATTAGTACCAGCAGTTGACATTAGCCAATCATGGAGCTGACCTATGTTAGACAGCAACAGGTCATCGTCTGCGGAAATACCAGAACAGTTGCCTAATCCACTCGTGTCAATAACATGCCCAAACCCATCAAGAACAACAGTCCTTCCATCAATAGAGTGAACGATTGCTCCATGGCCAAGAAACCACTTTACCAGCAATCCGTGAGCATCGACTGGATATTCGGCACCACGGAACTTACCGCAATCAATAGCCGCACCAAGCCTGTTACGCAGATACTCGGCAACTTCCTCGTCGCTAACCCTGTTTCGGTAATGGTCATGCACGTTGTCGTTTTCAGTTCCGTCAAATGTAACCGCCTTTTCTGGGTCACAGGTTTCCTCGTTAGATGTCTTGTACATCCAAGTATAATACAAGATTTCCGTACCTGGCGTTCTCGATACGATGAGTTTGTAAATACCGCTGTTCTTTCCGTTATTAGTAAACTTTACAAACAACGGATTAGCTGCAGATGTTTCAACCCGCTCAGGGTGGAATGTCACGGTACATGCGATTCCAGTGGCAGGAACAAGCGTTTGCGGAACAATGTAGTTCTCGCTGAAAACGGTATAATCTCCGTTAATCGCCTCATAGGTAGCATCCTCGACAGCAATCGTTACTGGGCATCCAGCATAAAAAGTCGCATGCTCGTCGGAGATTTGGTAGCCAGTGCCGTCGCTTGTCAACTTGGCTTCCACTTTAAACGTGTCGTGGCTACTGTCTGTACGAGGAAAGCTGAACTTATCCTTGTACACCATAATCGGTGTAACCGAGGCTTCACTTACCATCAAATCAGGCTTTACCAGCATATCCGCTGTAAACTTGGTTGGAGGAGGCAAGCCAGGTTCATATCCGCTTCGGTTCACGAATGGAAAGCCTAAAGGACTCAGCGTAAAATTTCCATGGGAATCGCCCCTAACAGGAACACGTTCGTGAGTTACATAATCCTTTATTTTTATACTTCTGCTTTCCATTGGCTCTCCATTTTTGCAATTATAGTTTATAATCTGGTACATAAATCCGCCCAAGAATATAAACTATATCCAGAGGCAATTTCATGAGGAAAGCACAATGAACTTTATCGATTTCATCAACGAATACGTCGAAGACGACGCTTTCAAGAAAACCATCAATTCCCTTTACGACGTATGGGTGAAGAACGAGAAGCATGGCCAGTTCGAATCTGCTGTTACCGTACAGCCGCAGACAACGGTTTCTACCGCAAACACGCCAGAGCAGAATGCAGCCGCAGTTCAAGCACAACAGGGCCAGCAGAAGGTCGAGCCTAGAACGATTCAAGGTGACCTGAACAACCTGAACTCACAGCAGGCAATGTCGCTCGCAGCCCGTTTCCAAGAAATCGAAAAGCAGAAGGCAGAAAATGACAAGGCAGCTGCTCAGGCACAGGAAAAGCTCAATACCGAACTCGACGACCTTCAAAAGAACTTCAACGCAGTTGCCAACGGAAAGACCAACAACATCGTAGGATAACGCAATGTCAACGTTCAACCAGCAACTAAGATATCTCAAAAGGAATGAACCGTCACTGTACGAGTCCATTTCCAAGGCATACCGCAAATGCCTGATGGAATCCAACTTGGCCCCGCAAACGCCCCCTACAAACAACGATGCGGCTAAGACAGAACCTGAAAAGACCGAAATCAATCAGACCAATACAAAAGGCGTAAACAACCTTATGGACAAGGTTCATTCAATGGTTGGCGTTAACGAGAACAAGAAGGAAGGCACGGAAATCTTCGACAACAAGGGCGATGATGTCGAGACCGTACAGCCTGACCCTCAGCAGCAGGCTGAACTATTCGGTCAAACCCCGCCTCCTGCCGAAACTGGCGACACAGGGTTCCCCGAGGCTACCCAGCCTATGGAAAGTCCCACCGCCGACACCGACGGACTAGGCCTCGACAATCTGTTCAGTGACGATGGTACAGTCACAGAACCCGAACAGCCTATGGAAGAAACCCCAGCGGAAGAACCCGTTGCGGAAGAGCCCGTGGCGGAAGAGCCGCCTGCAGAAGAGCCAGCACCCGAAGAAGACTCGGGAGACGGCCTCGACCTTGACAATCTATTCTAAATGGAAAAGGCGGCTTAAAGCCGCCTTTGTTATATGACCCAAAGGTATTAAACTTCTGTTTCATCACCAAATTCACGCAGTCTGTTGGTCAGACGTTCAATCTCTCGATTGTACTTGCAAGTCTTCCAGTATTCCCTGTCTGTAGGATATTCCTTGCGTGTGATAATCATGTTGTCAGTCAAGTCACCAATCTTTACGATGGTGGCATACTTGTTTTCCATAATTTTGCTGAGATACTCTTCACGACAAGAGGTCTTGTTGTGTGATAGGTGGGTAACAGCTTTCCACACAGCTTCGGGGAAGAACATGCTTAAATCAGTCTGGCAGAACCCGCCGTTATCCAAGATGTCGTGGAGATACCCTACGGTGATAACTTCGTCGTTATAGCCGTTTTCTTCGAGGAAATCTACAACTCTCTCAATATGGGATAGTAATGTTCCACCAGCCTTATCCTTCTGGTCCACATGTGCAAATTCGGCAAAATCGTGTGCTGTCGTCTTCTGGTTTCCAGTGCATTTATAGCATCGTAGAAACTTATTTATTTCTGAACGTGTATGCATCTTTCTCCATGGTGTTGATGCCAACTTAATTGTATGACATCTCGACCTTCCTTCACTACTAAATTACATTTTTTAAAGTCTATTCTGACACAGGTTCTAGCGAAGTTTTTTCGAACGGGTCGGCAAACATCGGGAAACCAGCCGTTTCATAGCCTTTATACTCGTTGCCAGGTCTTGTATCATCAATAATACCCTTGTTAGTCGGGTCAACGAATCCGACAGGACCGATGAACACATGGTCTGGCAGCTGGTAGTAGTCAAACAGCTTCCACTTGCCATCCTTTGCTGAATACACGAAGGATGCACGGTACATCACGGGCCTGTTAGGCACACCGATGTTTTCATCGTACACATAGAAGTTTGTAAGCCTTGCCATACTGAACTTTGCCAGCGGGTTAAGCGTACATGAGCCGCTCTTTGCCTCGTCCGCATCGTCAACGGAGTACACATAAATCTGTGCCTTATTGATGATGAGGTCATTGGTAGACTGCCCGTTGTATGCTGGGGTTGGCCATATTCGGAAGAAGAAGTCGAAGGTATATCCGTCCTCTGGTGTATTCTCGCCATTTCCGTCATCGGACTTTCCGTGAACGGGAAGGTAGATACACAGTCCTTGGTCAAGGTCAGGTCCGTCATAATTGATGTAGTTGACGGTAGATACATCCTCCGCTGAATGGTCGAATACCATGCTTGCACTGTATGCTTGCCTCTCTGTGACAGGAACATTCGGGTCATATTCACAAGTCTTTCCGTCAACCCAAGCATCAGCGGTCGAATACGGGAACATTGAATAGTTGGACGTATTGAACACGCCTACCCTGCGAGCATACGTGCTGTCAGGCATCTTGTACTTGGCATTTCCTTCGACACCGATATTGACACCAATATCAGCATAATCCGAACCCACGTTCTGCAGCACGATGCCCATAAAGTCATTGTCTGGTTTCATCCTGACTACCGATGATGCACTAAACTCGTTGCTTATCGGGAGAAGGACGATTTCCTTCCACAGCTGGTCCTCGCCAGCATAATCAACATAGCTGCCATCAACCAGAGTACCCAAGTAATCGGCAGGGTCGCTAAGGTTGGCATTGTCATCGGCAAGGTTTACAAACAGGTGGTAATTTTCACTTTCATCTTTCCGAGCAACAAGGTCGCCCTTGTTGTATGACTTTCCAGATTCCCATACAGAACCGAGATATACAGCCTTTGATGTTCCTAGGTCTGTAAGATAAAGCGGCTCTGTACCATCACCCGTAGTTACCACATAGACTGAACCATCATTGATTACAACGTGATTTTTTTGCTTGGTCGTTGCCGAACTGTATTCGGAAATCATGAGAGATGTCTGTGCATCTTCCGTTGAAGTCTTGGCCGAGTCAACCACATATAGGCTGTACCCTTCCGTTTCGGGATTGCGGTAAATTGCATACGGGAGAGTTTCAGCAGCTTCTTTGCTGTCAAAGACGAATGTATCAATGAACGCCCTCCAACGGGTTCCTCCATTGTTGACAACATTGAGTCGAATCACTACATCATCCTTTCCTTCATCAGTCGCATCAGTAGCGGCAACCATTCCGTACTCGCCATCAAGGTCAAACGCCTTTGACGCAACAGGAGTTACCAAAGATATGCTTGCCGTCTTGGACTGGGCCTTCTTGGTAGGAATCGTCCATGTATGGAAATACGGTGCACTGTTCTTCATCAGGCGTACCGTGAGGTAATCCTTTTCCGAATTGTTCCATTCCATCAAGGCATTGAAAATAGATTCGTAATTGTAGTTGTTCCTAGCGATGTCACGCCCGATAGATTCAATAGGAAATGCGTTTGAAAAGCTCTGTACCATAAAAACTCCAGTCGATTATTAAGCTCCTACTATTGCAGTGCCTGTTGGTTCCTGTCTTCTAACCAAGTTTGCATCTGTAATTGCGTTTACATTAAGGATGCCGTTTGTCCATTTTATTGTACCCTGACCTTCGGTAAAACTTGATGGGTATATGCTAATGAAATCCAAATTATAGACTTCCATCCATATTTCGTACAATGCAGGCGTTGTTAGCGAAGGCTGGTTGGTAGGTACAGCCTTTACTTTACCGCACGCATTTTGAGAGCCTGTGATACGGCCAGTTGAGTCAATGGAATGTCCGCTTATATTCACAGAGCCACCTGCATTGAGCAATCCAACTGCGTTAAAGTGAACTTCACGTTTAGCACATCCTTTACTACCAGACGCCATCACACTAAATGAGCCAGCTACATAGCACTGGATTCCATTCACAGGGGCTGGAACGGTAAAATTCGCTATCTTCACCCATCTAGTGGTATTTATCGTAGTAGTGCCGTCATTAAAGGCGCATTGCATTGTACGCCTTATGACGATATCATCCATGAGGGCAAGTTTGTCAACCTGCATGATTTCAGCTTTGGTCGTCTGGCCGTCAGCATTAACCTCGGCTTCCCTGTAACGCATCATTACAGGGTGGATGTGGTCAACAGGGCCAGGTCCAGGCAATATCAACTTGACCGATTCATTCTTGCACGAAGCATCGTAGTCAGGACTCTTGTTGTCACCGCCAACAGACGAGAAGATGTGGGCCGATACGGAACCACCAGCAGCAAATTCATCAATGCCCCAGCACGTTCCGTCACGTTCAGGCAAGATGAAGTTCGCACATCCATAATGCACGTCATTTGCCGTTGCAATCAAGAATCCAGCGTACATCACACGGGCGAAGTCAGGTTCTTTTTTGTTATCAACCGTTGCACAACCGCAAACCCAGTCATGGCAGTGACTCTTTCCATTGCCTGTCAAAGCAAGTGTTCCAATGGTTGATGTGGACGGTGAAATTTCCAACCTAGGGCCAGCAACATATACCTTACTCTTGGAGGCAAGGTGAACCATGTTTGCTGAATACAACGACAGCGTATTAGCACTGCTTATTGCAATGTATTCAGAATCTGCGTACAAACCGTTAGCAACGACGTTATCCTTCCATACGGCATAGCTTCCTTCTGGGGCATATCGGCTAGTGCAGATATAACCGTCCTTAGTCACGAGACCGTTCGTGATATTGAAGTTTGTCTTCAATTCACGGATAGCGTTTTCACCCAAGAGTTCGAGTGCGGTGTTACGAGGCATATTCCTGTTGTTCACATCGCCATGGTCTTCAAACCAGTTCTTGTCATAGAAATTTATTGCAGCAAGGCAGCTCTTGTCGGCATCCTTCGAACGGTCAGTAAACCTACCAATAACCATCCTGTTATTGCTTAGGCCTATATGGCTCGTATGGTATTGCTGATAGTCACTGGTATCAAGAGTCTCGTCATTCGGGTCGTTGCATGCAACTTCAAGAGAACCTTCAGTTACTTCAAGATAAAGTTCACGGTGCTCCTTGTTGTCGGTCGTAGAAACCCAGTGACTAATGTCAGTCTGATGCTGGTCATTGACCATACCCATCATGATGTATGCATTCGTTTCGGCATGAATATAATCACGGGCAACCATGAACGCATTACGACGATATACCTTACTGTGAATATATCCGTCAGCATCACTGCCGAACACGCCAACACCGACGTACTGGCTCTGGATTTCGTCACCTTCTGGGATGTAACCAGTACCCACAATGAAGTTCGGACGGACCATCGGGAAGTTTGCACATCCTGCGACAGTCTGGTTGAAACCAGCAGCTATCGTCAGGTAGTTCAACGCAGTAGAGTTTGCACCGAAGAACCTACGGGTCTTTGCAGCTGACGTACCAGAATACTCGTAAGTATAGCTCGTGTAATCGTCAGAACTGTACCTTGCGACACGACCACCATCGACACCTATTTCACTGTACTTGATGTTGTCTTTAAGGATGAACCTTGTGTATGAACCATGGTCTTCTATTCCAGTAATGCTTGTTAACTGATGGCGGAGTTCGACACCGAACCAGCTCAGATAGTTCTTTCCGTTAATTGTCTGGTCATAAATGATAACTTGGTCGCCAACCTTGATATTAGACAACGCGATGGGGTTCAACTCATTCTGGTTGTTGTAGATATCAAGAATGTTGGTCGGATTATACTTTGTCAGAGTCTTTGACGTTTCTGGTTCACATACGTTTGTCACGACTTCACAGCTCTCGTCAATCTTTGTGAGATTCGGAACCGTGAACAGCATGCCAGGGAATCCAACCGTATTGAAACGGTTTGCAGCAAATCCATGACTACCGAGAACAACGAGGTCTTCGCCTCCTGCTGTCATTCCGTTATTTCCATGAACTTGGTTATTCAAACCAGCGTAGATACCTGCATACTTTGCCTGTATCATTGAGTTACGGGATATTCCGTGGGAATCATTACCAAAAACGTAGGTAGAACAACCGCCAACCGTATCGTGAGTACCACGCAGTTTCGTATTATAGCCATAGGCAAGGCTGTAACCATAAGATGTGTAAACACCTCCGCTAGAAGGCTCGTCGGCACACCTGTAAGTATACCTGTCAGTGCCGTCATCTCCACCTAGAACGATAGAAGGTGCACTCACCTTGAACTCGTTATCGACATCGAACCACCAGTTCCTACCGCCTGCAACATGGTCAACCTCATCGCCAGCAGAACCGAGGATAAGGGACATGTAGTAGCCCATCGGGAGCAAGTAAGTCTCGTATTGGGAATACTTATCGACCTCCATGTTCTCGTCGAACACTGGGGTTCTCAGGTTGAGTGGGATTGGGGATGAATTCAGGATGACGGTTTTATCGGCTGCGTTGATAATCTGGTCAATCCAGTACTGATTATCTTCCTTCTTGTTGCTGGAATTCAGATACAGAATCTTCGAGTGGGTAACCACCGCATGAAGCAGCTCGTCGCTATCGGCATCGGCGACAAGAAGCGGGTTGGCATTCGCCGCAGGCATGAACTTTTCACGCACATTGTCACATGCGGTCTCAAAGGTGTCCTTTTCAAAACCGAGGCCAGCCCATTCATTATACAGCCTGTAAAGGAGATAAATGTCGTTTCGGGTCAGCGTCAGTTCGACGGAACTCTTTGTAACAGTGTATCCGTTTGATGTACCATATCTGAGTACAGACCTAATCAATGCGTTTAGGACGCTTCTTGCGTTATAGGTCAATACGTCAATTTCTTTCGTCAGTCGTTCCAGTGTCATAGTCTAGCCGATAAATTCAATCAAAAATAGTTTATAACCACGCACAAAAAACAGATTCGGAATTTACTGTTCCAATTCGTTCAAGTCTACGACTTTTCGGGCATACTGTTTGGGAGGGTCCCTGTCTGAACAGGTCTTAACCCACAGTATCTTGCCAACCCTGTACTTTTTGCATAGTTTAAGCTCGGGATAGAAATCCATGTCGCTTACGATAACTATGCCGTTATATCTAGTTCGGCAGGTGTCCAGCATTCGGAAAACACAGTTGCAGTCGGTTCCACCGCCAGTGGAAACGGCAAATTGCTTCTTCTTTTTCATCATAGGGGTTAAATGGACAGGCTTGGTGCATTTGGTATTCCACCAGCAATAATCAATATCGACATCCTTTCCAACGGCCAAAATCAGTGAAATTATCCTAGAAACGGCACTTGTAGGCATCGAACGGCTGACATCGCCAGCAACAAGCAGTTTCGACTTGTACTCGGCAATATGACCAGGGTACATCAAATCGAAACGACGGTTCCTCTTGAACCTACATTCACGCCACCCGCATTCAACAGACTGGGACACGAACTTTCTGATTATTGTACGACCCTGTACCTTCTTTTCCGCTTTCGACAGCATGCTAATCACACCGTTGGCATCAGCCGTTCCCCAGCTTCCGCCCCCGTTAACAGCCGCCTGTTCAACCGCTTCGTTTATGCTGCTTTCGGCAGTCCACTCGTTGGCCCTAGTTTCATCATTCAGGTAGGTAGACATTCCGCCAGACGGGTTCTTTTTACTGGAGTCATCCTTCTTCTCGCCGTCGTTATTTTGACCACCATTCTGGCCCTCGGTAAGCAAATTATACAGGATTTCGATGCTTGCATTCCTGTAATCGTACTCCTTGTAAAACTTGCTGAAATACAGCCTGTTTACATTGGTTTCCATTTGCGATACTTTGGCGAGAATCTTGCCGTACGCAGTGTTGTTCACGCCAATATCGGAACACAGACCCATTCTTAGTGCAATCAGGTCAGATGCCATCAAGGATATCTGCTTGTTACTGTATAGGCGGGTGGTCACATGGCCGAGCCCGATTCGGACAGCCTCGATATAGAAAATAACTGCAAGTTCCTGAGGTTCGAGCGTAGATACGAAATCAGGGTTAATCTTGACATAGAGCTTGCCGTTCTCTACGGCGCTTGCCACCGTGTTAACATCATCAAAGACGAACTCGGCATATCCGAGAACCGCATGCGTAATAGGTGCGTATTTAAACAAGAGATACTTGGCGAGCCTTGTAACGTCTTCGGGTTTTCTGTTTGTGCTTGCTGCGTTCATACTTTGTCTTTTCCTGTTCTTTCATAAAAATATATTGTTTTGACGAAAGTCTGGAAAAATAATACGACGTGCAGATGCCAGCCCGAAGCATTAGAAGATGACAGATATGATGTTCTTTAAGTGTAAGTTCTACTTTATTGGTCTTTTTGTTGCTACCGCCGCACGAAACTGGGGTTATGTGATGCTTTTCGCATAGCTCCCCTATTACATATTCCCGTTTCTGTGCCTTCCTGATGATACCGTAATAGATAGCCAAGTAATTCAATAGACTCACCTCTTCGCCTTGCTATAAATATAACCATTGGAATCGAAATTCGTGTGAACACCGATACTTTTCAGGTAATCAAGTACCTTGATTATCTTGCTCGGGTAGGTCAGAGCCTCCTTCATGCTGCCCTTAACTGCAACCGCCTGATTAGGAGTCATCTCGCCACGAAGTACTTTTCGATACAGTTGAGGGATGCTCACATCTTTGTTGTGGTCGAACTGGTTCGGGAACTGTCCGATGCCACCGTTGTAGCATGCGAAGACAAACCTCATGTCGCCATGGAACTTATCATCGTCTTCCTGACCCTTCACCATATTGACCTTGTTGCTACGAGCGCTATCGTACATGATGTAAAGCAGGTAACTTGCAGCCATGTTGATTGCATCTTCAACAATCTCCGCATCTCTCATGGGTGCGGAACCCAACCCGAACTCCCCTGCATGAGACCTTGCATCTTTTATAGCATCCTTTCCTAGCTGTGCAATCCCCTTATAGGATGAAGTCTGTGGTTTGTCGTTAAACATGCTCTCAACACAGATAAGGGCAATCAGTTCAGCCTCGCCGATACCCCGACTGGCAGTAACCTTAGCTGTATTCTTGACAGCACTAAGGACTCGGTCGATGTGAGCTGCTTGCTGTTTAGGTGTAGTCCTGTTCTTGAAATATTCTGAAAGGTTCGCTTCAATGAACTTCCGCATTGCGATATCGGGTGAGGACGTTGCGGATGCGTCAGGGAATTTCACGCTAAAGCTATCCCTGATTTTAGTCCTATCTTCTCCACCCTTGTTCAATTCCACCGTGTCACGCTGCTTGCCGTCAGCATCATTATCAACCGCCTGTACAGTAGATGTATTGACAGGAATGGGCTCGACAAAAGAAGTGTCTCTTTCAGGAAGGTTTTCATACTTTTGTTCAATGACCTTGTCATCAGCGTCAGGAACCCCGTTAATCGTGTTGTACACACCGCCGATAGGGCCAACACCAGCAAGAGCGGCAGCACCTACCTTGATTGCGTTCTTAACCCTAGGATAGTTGTCCAGATGAGACAACTTGTCGTACATTCCTTTCCAGTCAATCGCTTCGTAAACGGTAGAGTGGAGGTCGCAAATCGCTTCTAGCTGTACTTTGGGGAGGCCAAGCTTCGATATGGCCTGACGGAATTGGTCTTCTTTGGTCATGAAACATCCGTGAGTATTCAGAAATAGTTTATAAAGTCGGATTCTGGCTGCCCAGGTTATAAACTATTCGATGATTAGGTGATGCTTTATGAGACCATTTTACTACGTTCGCACAATTGAGAAAATCCTTATTGGACTTATCGACATGTTCAATAACATGTATGTCAACAAGTATGATGACATGAATCGTGTTGACTACTCTAGGAGTGCAAAAATTCCAATCATCACCCACAACAACGCCAACTTTACGAACTTCTGGTCGTCTACTCAGTACAAGCAGCAGACCGTAGCCTACCCGATAGGGGCTATCCGTTTCGTAAGCAACGCCCCTGATGCAACCAACAGGCCACAGCCGACCTATGCGAGAGAGATTTTCTGCAGGTCAGCTGACCGATGGATTAGGGACATCCAGCCGACTCCGTACACATTCAACTTCGAGTTGCAGTTTCAGGCGGACAACATTTCCGATATTTTCCAGATAAAGGAGAACATCGAGCCCTACTTCAACGAGTACAGGACCATCGTAATCAAGGAATGGGATTTCGCACCAGAGATACCTCGACCAGTTATCGTGGTCGTCAATAGTAATACGACAGAACTTAATGATGAAGTTACCGACTCCGATGCACAACAACAGGTTTACAAGGTTACTTACCCGATTACTTGCTACGGTGTTTACCACAGACCGTATGAAACACCAGAGATGATTAAGTACGCCGAGATGAACTTCCATATCGACGAAGACCTCATCCACAGGGAACAACTACTTGTCTACCCGAGCGACATTATCCAGCAGAAGAAAAAGCTGTGGGAAACCGTATGCCCCACTATCAGGGAAGGCTACTCAATCTTGCATACTCTGTCTACAACACTGATGCAAAAAGAGGATGCCGACGGTTCCAAATACTACGAGGACGTGTCACTAAAACAACTCCTGCTATTTGACCGTTTCACTACAACGACTTACCACGAAGGGTTGAAACTTTGTAGGGTTGACAGCTATAACACAGCAAGCCTCAAAAAGATTGTTGAGCGCCCCGTATTGGATGAGAACGGAAACTATACTTACGACGAAAATGGCAATAAGATAATGGAAAAAATCGAGGTCACATCCCCATACGATGACCCCAAAACAGTAGATAACTCACAGGGAGAAAATGAATCATCACCAGACTACTACGTACTTCCAAAGGATTTCGACAAGAACGGCATCCCGATTTATACCTACTGTGAATCGGTTACAGACGACATCACTAGACCAGCGGAAGTTCCGTCGTTCGACCTACTCCGTTTCAACTTCGATTACGATACGCCGCACGAAAGCGACCTGAGCGGCTTCGGACGTGACTTTGTTGCCGTCAATGACGATACGAGAAAGTTCATTCCGAACATAGCCCCTGGCAACGGGCAGGAAGTCGAAGGCGGATATGCCGTCGAAGACTACGTTGATTGGAGCAAGATTCTCAACTGGTTTGGTGACAACGCCAAAGGCGACATCGAGTCGTCATATACATTCAAGGCGACCATCCAGTTTGTAGAGGACACCCCAGGTGATACCATCTTCCAGTACCTCAGCAATGATGAAACGACCCTTTCCGACGGAACGGTAATTCCAGAGGGCGAAGTGTGGTTCGACTGGGGAATGATGAACGGCAGGCTATACTTCACGTACCATACGGCAAGCAAGTACAAGACGTTCGTATCGGACGTTATCAACCCGAACAAGGAAACCATCTATTCATTCTATTTCGCCCTCTATGACAAGGGAGACAAGGGAATGTTCGGTGTAAAGACCAATTTTAGCGAAACAATGATAGCCCTCAATACGGTTGAGGCCAATTAGGAGAATTCACCATGAATTTGTTTGAATCACAGGTTAACCAGTTGAACATCAGCCCAACTGCAAAACAGACCGTCATCGAACTGCGGAAGATATGCCTTGAAAGCGAAGCTGATGGCATGCCTACGATAACCCCAGGTGTTCCGACGGACAACAGCAGGGAAGCCCTTGCTGCAATCAGGGACACCGTGCGTAAGGCAGCGGGCGAGATTGGCGACGATTACTACAAGAGTGGAGAAGCAATCGTTCCTGCATACCTTGCAAAAATCAACGAATATCGCAAGGGAATCGAACAGAAGTATGGCCCCAAGTACGGCGAAGCCCTCGTTGCGGAAGCCAAAAAATACGCCCAACGCATGTCGTTGCAGTAATGCGGACGGTATAAACTAGATTTAGAAATTTATATAGGATGTCTATATGTTGAAATCTCTTTTTGAATCCTCAATCGACAAGCTGAATATCCCTGCGGATATGAAAGATGCCATCAAGAAAATCAACAATATCTGCCTCGAAGCGGAAGGTCAGGAAAAAGACCCCGCAAAGAACTATAATTACGAGGCATATCCAAGCGGCAAGTCCATTATGAAGGAAGATTCCGACGAACGGGTTGCTGCCCAGAAGAAAGATGCGGAAGCCAAGAAAAACGGTCAGGAAAAAGATACTTCCGTTAATGGAGTTGACCCTGACGTAGAGAAAACTGCCAAAAACGGCTGGAACTATGATGTAACCGAAGACATCAACAAGAATTCCAAGGAAGAAGAAAAACCAGCCAAGGAAGACAAGAAAGAAACGGAAGAAAAAGGAGAAACAAAAAACGCCGCCCCAAAGTACAGGGCAGATGTCGCAACCGTCCAGTTTTTCCTCAACGCAACAGAACCTAACAAGAAGATTGCCGCAGACGGAATGCTAGGCCCGAGGACAATAGGTCTTATTCAGGAAACAGAAGACCTTAAACCAACTGGCAAGATGGACAAGGAAACTCAGGAAGCATTCAACAAGCTTCTTGCCGAAGCCAAGGAAAAGGTCAAGGCTGTACAGGCAAAACTTGGTGTAACCCAAGACGGCCTCATCGGAAAGCAGACGCTCGCCGCATTGCAGAAGGCTAATATGCAGGTGGCATCTGTATTCAGCGATAACCCTCAGGTTCCCGCAAATGCACAGCCAGCTCAACAGCAAGTAGCACAACCACAGCAAGCTCAGCCTCAACAACAGGCACAAAATGTAACTTCCATTAAGTTTAATGAAGCACAGGCTACACAACTTCTTAACAAAAAAACCATATCCCAGCAAGAATACAATATCTGGAAGCAGTACGGTATCGCCCCGATTTTCCAGAGGCAGAACCCGCAAGGAACTCAAACTCAGATTGCCGCAATGCAACAGAAACAGAAGGAAGCAAATACTGGGACCCCTGTTGGAAAGTCTGTCACTTCCATTCCGTTTGACGAAGCAAAGGCTCAGCAGCAGTTGAAATCAAACCAAATCAAACAGCAAGAATATAACATCTGGAAGCAATACGGAATTGCACCGATTTTCCAGAGAAAGAACCCGCAAGGAACACAGGCTCAGATTGCCAAGGCCCAGCAGGGAAATAAGCAACAGCCACAACAGCAACAACAGGCTGCACAGCCACAGCAACAAGCTGCACAACCACAAGCTCAACCGCAACAGCAGGCTCAACAGCAACAGCAGAACCCGAAGCAACCCCAAGGTTCGACGCAGTACCTGTCAGGAAAGATATCTTACATGAATCTTCCCCCAGACGAGAAGAAGGTTTATGACGATGCCGAAAAGAAAGCTCAGGCGGAATATATAAAGAAAGGAAATAACGAACAAACCGCATACAACAAGGCTCAGATGAACGCACAAGTTGCGGTTCTCCGATACAGGCAGAAGAAAGGCAATAAAGGCTAATCTACTATCAACAGATTAACATACACCCACGGGTTATCCCGTGGGTTTTTCATTTATAATCTACCCGAGGCTATAAACTATAGTCAGAATTCATGATTGAGCTGACATACAATGACATTATTCGAATCATCACTACGTAAACTGAATCCTCCTAAATG